GAAGCAGCAAAACGCGACAAAAGGCGAACTTTAGTAGATCGAACCGAAGTTTACCGCATCGTCTTGTATGCTGATCCGAAGTTGAGTCCGCATATTTCTCCGGATTCTTTCGTCCGAAGAGGTTCATGTCCAATGTTCACAGTGGATCTGCAAATGATTGCACCAGGAGTGTTTCCATACTTGCGGCAATCACAAATGACGGGCTTTCCCATATGCCCGGTGTTGTACTCCCGGCTAACTGGAGCGAACATTTTGACTGGTTATGACCCGGCGGTCAATTATAACCGATGCCTTTCCTTTGCGCAATCGCATTCAGAGCTACTCGTAGATATTAATTCCGCGGCGCAGGGATATGGGAACATGATTGTCAACACGTCCTACGTAGCAGCATCAGTGTCAACTCCAAATGCAAGATTTATAAGATTCGAAGACTGTTTAAAAGCTTTGTGTACCCGCCCATCTGGCAGTTCGGGTACACCCTCAGCAATATAGTGCCAGCGACATGGGGACCGGTCAAGGCCGAGATGAAGATAGTGCGCATTACGTGGCAAAATGTGCATAGAGTGGTTCGACCGGTCGCAAGGGGTTTGCCGTTTGTGGTGACAAATTTAGTGTTGCCGCGACCAGATCCCAAGGATGTTTTGTTGGTGTTGGGGGGGCTTTTAAAACGGGCGGCTGCGTTACCGCCGCCCACGGATCTGATGGATGAATACGAAGAACACTGTTTGACGTTGCATCAAGAATTTAAACGGGCAGAAATACCAGCGGACTGCTCATTAGAGAGATACTTATCAGAGTGGCAGCGGCCCGAAACCAGGAAACAACAAATAAGAATGGCGTATGCCGAATTTTGTGACATATTCAAACAGCACGTGAGCACGGACGTAGCAAAGATAGGATCGTTTATTAAAGATGAGCCTTATGTGGATATAAAATTTCCACGATGGATCAACGCACGATCGGACTTCGCGAAGTCCGTGTTAGGTGGATATGCAAAAGAAATATATTTGAGTATGGCCCGACATCCCTGGGTGATAAAAGAAGTTCCAGTGAAAGAACGCCCGAGATGGTTGCTAGATAAATTCGACGAAACCAGTCATGTTTTCCAAACAGATTTTACTTCTCACGAGAGTCATTTCCGAACAAGATTGCTGCGCATAGAACTAAAATTTTACCTCCACATATTGCGCGCAGTACCACAATTGATGACCATGCTTGCATTTTGTGACTACATTAGTGGCCACCCGCATCGAATTATGGACGAATCTTATTGGAACAAGATGGTGATGAGAAGTATGATGTCAGTGAGACTATTGGCAACACGCATGTCCGGCGAAGTATTTACTTCGTCCGGAAATACATTCCATAATTACGCAGTGATAACCTTTGTTGCGAAACGAAAGGGTTGCTCCGTCAAAGGAGCCGTCGAAGGTGACGACGCGCTATTTCAAACAATACCAGCATCGATAGAGTTGACGGCCCAAGATTTTATCGAAGCAGGTTGGAATGTAAAAATTGTGAAACATGCGCATTTGAATACAGCATCGTTCTGCGGAAATGTATTCGATACACAAGATCTAACAATACTACGAGATCCGCAAGAAATCCTGGCCAGCTGGGGCTGGGCCCCACGACGATATCTCGGAGTGGGAACGAAGATGTTGATGTCGTTATTGAAATCCAAAAGTATTTCCTACGCTTACCAGTACTCGCAGGTTCCGATTGTAGGTCTATTGGCTAGATTAATTCTGGCTGAAATTGATCGACAACGGCCGGGGCTGAAAGTGGCCCAGGCCCCTGATGAACGGAAACAACGGATTTTAGATGAAGCGTTAGCGACTCCGCTAGAGCCCTTTCAACCGGGGATCCGGACGCGGATACTAGCCGAGCAGTTATACGGGATAACAGTAGAGAGTCAGTTGTGGGTCGAGCAGCAGTTATCGCACAATTTTCAATTGGGTGGTTACGTTTTCCCCTTTGCAACCAATCGAACGTGGATACTCGAGGCCACGAAAGTGACCGATGACGAGTATTCAAAGCCTTATGTAACGATAAGCCACGAGGTCATGGAATGGATGACTGAGTGTTTATCGTACACCGAGACATCAGGACGTGTGCAAGCACAGATTTTTGAGATGTTACGGAGGCGAGTCGATAGGGGGGGAAAATGTCCGCTTTTGCAGGATGTGCGACCCACTGAACATACGGTATGAGTCAACAACAACAACAACAGAAGAAACAGAGGAGGAGGGTGAAGAAGGAGGTGAAGAGAGAAGCGATAAAGATTGTGAAGCAAGAGGCAAAGAAAAGAGCACAAGGGCGACCGGTTAGAATGAACATTCCGAAAGGGAAGAGAGTAATTTTGACTGGGCGCGGGGACTACCGAACCGCAGCGAAAGGAGTTGCGAGGAGCGCCGGATCAATGGCCGGCGAAGTCGCGATGGATGCGTTGTTGGGATTGGTGGGTCTCGGAGATTACCGACATGCGCCGATTAAACAAAACACACTGATAGGGAAAGGGTCAATCAACTTTGGCGGGCAAGGACCTCCCACTGTCATGAATAATGGCAATGGCACGGTGATTGTCAACCATCGGGAATTGGCCGGGAT